TTAATTATTTAGGAGATAAAATTTATGACATCTAGTTATTCTACAGATTTAAAACTCGAACTAATGGTGACTGGCGAAAACGCTGGTACATGGGGAGATAAAACAAACACAAACTTAAATGTAATTCAACAAGCTATAGCTGGTTTCGAACAAGTAACACTTTCAAGTGGTGGTACTTTAGCACTTGTAATGTCAGATGGTGCATTATCTAACGCAAGAAACATGGTAATTAAATTTGCTACTGCAACTATTGCTGCTAGCACAGTTTGTACTATCCCAGATTCAATAGAAAAATTTTATATATTTGATGCAACAGGTTTAACTAATCCAACTAACCTTACAATTAAAACTGCATCAGGAACTGGATTTACTTTAGACGCTGCTAAAATTTACGCAGCATATTCTGATGGAACAAACTTAAATGAAATTTCATTAGATACTTTAGGTGGTACAGTTGCTGCGGCACAAATTGCTGACAGTGCGATTACTACTGCAAAAATTGCAGATGACGCTGTGACTTCAGCAAAAATTGCTGACGATGCTGTCGTAGCCGCAGCTATCGCTGACGATGCTGTTGTGACCGCTGCGATTGCAGACAATGCAGTTGCGACGGCCAACATAGCTGACGATGCTGTGACTGATGCTAAAATAGCAAACACTGCCGTGACTGCAGGATCTTACACAACTGCAAACATTACAGTAGATGCTCAAGGAAGACTTACAGCTGCCGCAAGTGGAGCAGGTGGAGCTAATATGGTAATGGTTTTACAAACAAGAGGTAGCGGAACTTACACTGCAAACCCAGCTGCAAATGTTTATGTGGCTTATGCTACAGGCGGTGGCGGTGGCGGAAGAGGCGGAGGAGTTAATAATGTTGGTCCGACTGGCGGTGGCGGTGGATTTGGTTATTTTACAGGTTCAGTAACAGGCGGAACTGGATATGCTTACAACTGTGGAACTGGTGGAAACGGTGGAAACGGCAGTTGGTCGCCTGGTAATCCCGGTAATGCTGGAAACGCAACTGTTATGACAAACCTTTTTACAGTTAATGGTGGATCAGGTGGTCCGGGACCTGCGGGAAGCGCACCTGGTGGTACAAGTCTTACTAGAGGATTTATAATAAGTAATCAAACTGGATTTGGAACTGGTGGAGTTGGTGGTAACGAAGGTAATCCAAACACATCACAAAATGGTTTTCCAGGGGGTTCTGGTTCAACAGGTTCAATTAATCTTTTTGAAAATACTTTAACATAGGAATAAAAGATGGCATATATTATTTATAATCAAGATTCACCTAACAGAGAAATGAGTAGAATAGCTGCTGATGATGCAGAGAAAGCAAAATATCCTGGAATGCTATCTCATACTATAACTACAGATGAATTTAATTCTTTAAAAAATGGAACAAAACAAATTACTGGTTGGGATGGAACTAATTACATTTTTGAAGAAGTTACAACACCAGTAAAAGAAGACGGTACAGTCGTACCATATTATAAAGATAGTTCAGATTTACAGGTCGCATTAACAAATATAATTGAAGCTATTAATTTATTTTTAGACTTTGCAGAGGGACATCCTCAATCTGAAATAGATGAATGGACCGCTTATAAAACACAACTAGAATCATTTGATACTACGTCAGTAAGTTACCCTGTCAGCGTACCCTGGGAAAAATATTGTGAAGATAATTCTATAACTTATAAAAGTTTGTTGCAATTACCATAAATCACTATAAAAGTAGTATTTATGTTTGATAAGACTATAAGTTTTAAGGCACCTAAAAAATATCTAGATTTAAAAGAACAATTTCCAGAACCTATAAAATTAAATATTCCTAAATGGTTTAAAAAATTAGAACATAATTCAGATACAAAAACTGTAAAAGGTTGTATGCCTTTTTTAGATACTTTAACAACTGGATATTTATTACGTCTTCCACAAGATTTTCATTTAAAACATAACTTTAAAGATGGAGATAATTACGTTTCTTTTTTAAACCCTTCTTTAGATGATAATAATAAATGTAATTTAAATACAAAAGACTATAACGGGGTTCATCCGACTTTTCAATTTGAAGGATCATCAATTGAAAAAAAAAATAATAACTTCCCTGCATTTAAAATTTTAAACCCATGGACCATTGAAACACCTAAAAATTATTCTTGTTTATTTTTACCACCTTTAAATAATACAGATGATAGATTTTCTATTATTCCTGGGATAGTAAATACAGATACTTATAATCAACCAATTAATTTTCCCATTTATTTAAATGGAGACAAATACCCTATTCAAGATACAATTTTAAAAAAAGGAACTGCATACGTTCAGATCATTCCTTTTAAAAGAGATTCTTGGAAATTTAAAGTAGAAGAAGAAAAAAACTTTGCTAAAAATTTCTTTAAATATAATTTGAATTATTTACATATTTACAAAAATAAATTTTGGAATAAAATTTCATGGAAATAAAAGATAAATTAATTAAATATATAGTTGCTGTCGAAAATTTTATACCTGAACGTATTCATGAAAAATTACAAGAAACATTAAATAATAATTTATTTAACTTTAAGGAGGCAGGGTTAAGTAGTGTTAAAAAAGAAAATTATTTTGATTCTAATGTAAGAAAAACACAAACTTTTCCACTAGATAATTTAAATTCTAGCATGACCGTAGTGCATTGGTCTAATTTATTTGGAACATATTTAATGCAAGCAGGGCACAGATATAAAGAGGAAACAAATACTGATTTTGAAGCAACAATTACAGATATGCAAATTTTAAAATATTTTAAAAATGGTTTTTATAAAAAACACATTGATTCAGGTATACACATACCAAGAACTTTAAGTTTTGTATATTTTATAAATGATAATTTTAAAGGCGGTGAATTAAGTTTTGAATTACCTAGTAATGAAGTTATTAAATTTGAAGTAAAAAAAAATAAATTAATTATTTTTCCTAGTAATTTTCTTTATCCACATAAAGTTGTACCTGTAGAGGAGGGAGTTAAATACTCTGTAGTAGCATGGGCATCATAGGAAAAGATTTTAAATATAAAAAAATAAAAGGTTTTTTAGATAAAAATTTATTACCTTTATTTTCTGAGTATTGCAAAATAAAACACAAAAATAATTTTGGTCCGACATCAACCTTTTGTACCCAAGTAGATTTTGAATCTTTTTTTTATGCAGATCCTCTAATGGAATCTTTGCTATTAAACAAACAAAAATATATGGAAGAATTAACCGGTAAAAAATTATTACCAACTTATTCATTTTGGAGAATGTATACATATTTAAGTGAGCTAGCACCCCACACAGATAGAGAGGCTTGTGAAATTAGCGTTACTGTTCATATTGATAATTTTGGTCCAAGTTGGCCAATATATATGGAAGACACAGCTGTAGAAACAGAACCAGGAGATGCGGTAATTTATTTAGGTAGAGAACTTAATCATTATAGAAAAAAATTTAAAGGAGATTTTCATTCTCAATGTTTTTTACACTACGTAGACAAAGAGGGACCTTACAAATCTTTTGATAAAGATGGTAGAAAATGTTATGGAGCACCAAAGACATGAAATTTGTACAACATAAAGATGGTTCTTGTGACATAAAATTTTCTTGGAAAGAAAGAATAAATTTATTTATAAGAGGAAAAATTATTTTTAAGCCTACTAATTTTAAACATTTTTCAAATAATATGTTTAAAATGCTTATGGATTGGCAGGAAAACTTTGATGAAGAAACAAAAAAACTGAATACTGAATCACGGGAAATTGACACTGAATAATGATTTATCAATGTGAAAATAATTATTTAGATAATACTAAAAATATTCTTTTAAGAGAAATACTAAGACAAAAAGACTTTCCCTGGTACTTACAAAATAAAATATATTTAAGACACGATCTAATAATAGATGGGAATATGGTTAGTAACTTTTCTTATATATTAAAACCTTATAAAGAAAAAATTAAAAATGATATATTAAATGCTAGTTGTTTTTTATTTTTAAAAAATGATACACAAACAATTAAGGGTGCGGATATTAATAAAACAGAAGATGATTTTTTTTGTTTATTACATTTTATTAATTCATCTAATGGGTTTGTTGACATAAACAACATAGACAAAATTCCATGTAGTATAAATAGAGCTGTATTATTTGATAATAATATAAAAATTACTTACAATACACCAACAAATGAGAGTCAATTTTTTGTTGAGATACTATTTAAAAAGTAGTGACTGTAGGGTATAATACAGAATGCCTCTAACAAAAGTACAGATAGCTCCAGGATTTAATAAACAAGTAACCGCAACAGGTGCTGAGGGTAAGTGGGTCGATGGGGATTTTGTAAGATTTAGATATGGACTACCTGAAAAGATAGGTGGTTGGGAACAATTGGTTAATGCATCTTTGGTAGGTGCAGCAAGAGAACAATTTATATGGGCTGATTTAGATGGAAGAAGATACGCTGCAATAGGCACAAACAAAGTTTTAATTATTTATTATGAAGGTGCTTTTTACGATATAACACCTCTAGACACAGCTGTAACTGGTTGTACATTTAGCACTGTAAACACTTCAGCTACCGTTACTGTAAATAAAGCAGCACATACACTACAACCTGGAGATCTGTTTACGTTTACTTCTGTGACACCTCCAACAGGGGCTGGATATACTGCTGGTAATTTTGATA